CGGGGTGTTGTACAAAATGCAGCTAATGTTGGTTACTTAAATTCAGAAAATGAATTTGTTAAACTAGCATTAACACAAGGTTCAAGAGACTTAATGTATACTAACAAACTTAATCCAATTGCAAGATTCCCGGCAGAGGGTGTTGTAGTATTTGGACAGAAGTCACTTCATGCAAGTGCTTCAGCATTAGACAGAGTTAACGTTGCAAGACTTACAGCTTATCTAAGAGAACGTTTTGCAGTTATATCTAGACCATTCTTGTTTGAACCAAATGATGAAAGTTCACGTAAGAACGCTAAAGCAGTATTTGATGGCTTCTTAGCTAACGTAATGCAACAGCGTGGAGTTTACGACTATGCAGTTGTTTGTGATACAACAAACAATACATCAGCTAGAATTGATGCAAATGAATTTTATGTTGACGTGGCAATTGAGCCAACTAAGTCAGCTGAATTTATTTACATTCCAATTAGAATTGTAAACACTGGCGATATTTAAGTAAATAACGTTTAATATACAATAAAAGGCTATTATAGAAATATAATAGCCTTTTTTATTGACAACCTATCATAAATACATATACAGTTAGAGAAACTGAGAAATACAGGGCTTCAAAAAGTGACTTGTCATTTTTACCAAGTATTTGATAAATACAATATAACATAGATACTACAGTATAGTATTAAAGGAGAAAATAAATGGCTGTAATTACAAATTTTGGAGTACCGGTTGATAACAGTGCAACAACTCTAATGCCGAAACTACAATATAGATTCAGAGTAACATTTACGAGCTTTGCAGATGAAACTAAAGACGTAACACAGAACGTGATAAGCACATCACGTCCAAACTTAACACATGAAGAAGTTGTTGTTGATTCATACAACTCGAAAATGTACCTAGCAGGCAAGCATACATGGGAACCAATTACAATTGTATTCCGTGATGATATGTCATCAAAGGTAATTAAAGCAATTGGTAATCAATTGAACAAGCAAGTCGATCATGCAGATCAAGCAAGTGCTATCTCAGGATCAGCATATAAGTTTGGTATGCAAATTGAAACACTAGACGGTAATAACACATCGCCTGTAGTTTTTGATACATGGGACTTATCAGGTTGTTTTATTACTCAAGTACAGTACGGTGATTTAAATTATGCAGACAGTAGCATGGTACAAGTTACAATGACAGTACGTTATGACCAAGCAGCTCATCTTATGGGTGGCGAAGGTTCAGACGACGCATTAAGTAACGCATCAGCAACATTGGGCACAAACTCAGAAACTGGAACAATTTAAGTTTTAACTAAAGGAATTAAGTAATGTCGTTAGGTTCAGCAGCACATACACTGTATAGTCAAGGACTTTCGAGTCCTGAAACATTAAACGCAATACCTAGAAATAAGTATACGTTTACTGTTGATCTTACTTACGACAACGGCAAAAGTCTTGTACTAAAAAGGATTGCTAATGTAATGATGCCGTCCTTTGTGTACAGAACACAAACATTAAACAAATATAATGCCAAAAGCATAATTCAAACGGGAATAGATTATACTCCTATAACCTTAACAGCATATGATACTAAGGATGCTGTGTTTGAAGACTTTCTAAAGGATTATGCGGCGCATTACTTTGCCGGACCAATGAATGAAGATGGTTATCAAGGATTTATAAATGATCCAAAAGGATTCGAGCTTAGAAATGATAAACATTATATAACAATGATGACTATTACAAGAATTGATGCAGGGACAGCTGATAACCCTACACTTAAAAACGTAATAGAAATCTACAACCCATTTATTACCAACGCAGACGCCGACACACTAGACTATTCAGATAGTAGCCCTTCCGTGTTTAGAGTATCATTTGCGTATGAAGGATACAGCATAAAAAGTGCTAATTCAACTAGTGGTGATGCGTTTAGAAACGAGTTTGCAGTTGAGTTCAATGAAGCAGGAGAACTTGTACAAAAGTTCGACGATGCATCGGGTCAATTTGAAACTATCGATGAAATGACAAAATCAAATAAATCAACGTTAGTGACTAAAGAGTCTGTCGATGAAATGACAAAAACATTACAAACAGTTAATGCTCAAGGAATATGGGCATCTAATGCTGTAGAAAGATTAGAGAAAGCTAATGCTATTATTGCTGAAGGTAACATTGTAAGCAAAGATACTAAATTCATCCCTGGTAAAAATATATTAGTTACAAAAGATGGAATCGTATATGAAGGACAGGCATCTGTTAACGTAGTGCCTAACGATGCAGACTTACATCCTGATTTGGATGGCATCATATGATAAACGTTCATTATGGCACTTAGAGATGATCTATGCCTAAATTTCAAAACGGAAAATACACCCCTTCAAATCCTGCTAAATACTTAGGTAAGAGAACACCACATTATAGAAGTGGATGGGAACTAGCCGTATTTCGTATGTGTGATAATCATCCAGCTATATTGGGTTGGGGCAGTGAAACACACAGAATACCTTATAAGAACCCACTTACCGGAAAACAGAGTAACTACGTACCTGATCTATTACTTGTGTACAAGGATAGAAAAGGAGCAAACCACGCAGAGTTCGTAGAGATTAAACCTGCTAGTCAGACTTTAGGTGAGGCAAGAACAACATCACAAAAAGCAGCGGCAGTGGTTAATCATGCAAAGTGGGAGGCAGCGAATGCATATGCAAAAGCAAAAGGCATGGGGTTTAGAGTTATTACTGAACATCAAATATTTAATAAACCGCAAAATTCTAAAAAGAGGAAAAAATAATGGATTATAAAACAGTAATAGAAAACAGACACACTACGTTTGCATGGAGGGAAGATAAAATACCTACCAAAGAACAGATAATGGAAATAATAGAAGAAGCATATACACATATTCCTTCTAAAAACTTACAGTTTCCATATATAGTACATTTATTTAGAAATAATGATTATAACATCAGTAAAGAAATAATGACTATTTGCAAACGAAATCAAGGACTTACAGAAGAAGTTGACCCAGGAAACCCACAAGTATTGGCTCCTTGGTTAATTGGATTTTCAGCAAGATATGTAGCAGACTTAGAAATTCGATACGAACCAGAGTCAACTAAAGGAGTACTTGATGGAAAGGGAACAGGCACTAGGCGAACAGAAAAGGTGTTTATAGGCGATAACCCAATGGACATATCGGCAGCTCAAGAACGAACTGAAAATATTGAAATTGGTCTAATGAGTGCATTTATTATGTTAGGCGCAGCAAATGCTGGTATACAAACAGGCATGTGCCAAAACATTGATGGAGATTTTGATCGAGCAGCAGACATATTTAATATTGATGCAGATGAAAAGAGTCTAGACTTTAGATTTATGATGGGAATTGGATATGGTAAAGACCCGAGTGTAAGACATAACTATTATGATCCACGAATAAGTAAAGATAAACCAATTCCGTTTGCACCAAATGATGTAGAGACTCATTATCCAAGACCAGCTGTTGCTGATATTATAAAAGAAGTTATCAATGACTAAAAAATTAGAAGAAGAATTAAACTTACCAGACTTAGATGATCTACTTCCACACGAAGAAAACAATATAGCTCCTACAGTTGAAGAAGTTAGAACTGAAATAGCTAACATAGAAGGCACAATGAGTATGGTAGAACGTGCTAATATTGCACTTCCTACAGTTGAGGGATTAGAACAACTAGATAGAGAAATGGATGATTATGCAAAAAAAGCAATGGAAACATTTGAAGATTTAGTAGACCTTGGTAAAAATGTAGAAGATAGGCATGCAGCTCCCATATTTGATAGTGCTGCAAAAATGATAACAGCAGCTCTACAAGCTAAACAGGCTAAAATGGATAAAAAAATGAAAATGATTGAATTACAAATGCGCCAGGCTAGACTTGAGAAAGATAGCCAAAAGATTGATGCATATGTAGCACAAAAGAATAGTGAATTAGGGCTAGACGAAGAAGAAGGCATAGATGCCCGTATTATTGGTTCTAGAACAGACATGTTAGCCGAAATTATGAAAAACTTGCCTGAAAAAGATAAATAGTATTAATAGGAGAATAACCGCAATGAAAACATTTACAACATATTTAAACGAATCAAAAAAGACATGGAAGTTTAAAATTAAAACAGTCCATGACTTAGATAATGAACAATGTGATCGCATTGAGAAGCACCTCGGAAAATACGACTCAAACGGACTCGGTGCTGCAAAGAAGACAATCTTACAAAGTGCTCCACGTGATTTTCCTAGTCACAAAGGATACGAAGTTTTTACACATGAGTTTGAAACGAATTTAATTGCTAGCGGTTGGCAAATTCAAAACGACATTCGTAACATGCTTGGATTAACAGACGGTGTACTTAAGGTAAAAGGCGAACACGAACCAGATGAAGCTATTCCAGTAGGAAAGCAAGCTGAAGTAACAAGTGTTTTAGCTGATGCAGAATACAAAGACGCAGAAGCAGTTAAAGCTGAAGATCATTACGGCGATGAATACAATAAGAGTTTCATCAAAGAATTAATGAAAATCAAAAAAGCCAAGGACAGTGAAAATGCAAAAAAATAATTTAAAAAGATTACTTGAAATGGCAAACTATAATATTGTTGAAAAAGTAGAAATGTGTTCAGACGACTGTTGTGGTAAACCAATTACAGAATGTGTATGTGGACCAGATTGCGAACATTGTGACTGTCATGCAAAAAATAACATTGACGAATCATATAGTGATGATTTTCAATATTCAGACGATGACGATGGTAACCGCACAGTAAGTAATTGTTGTGGTGCAGATGCTTATATACGACACAATGAGATATCAGTAGGCGATACAAGTAGATGTAGTGATTGTCGCGAAATGGCAGAATTTATTCCAGAAAAAGACTTTTTCGAATCAACAGTTTCAGAAGAAGATGTTACAGTAGACAATGCAGGTAATATCGCAGGATACTTAGACACAATAGACGATTATGTTGAACAAGTATTCATGATTGACGATCAAACTCGTTCAGAAGATATTAAAGAAATGGCACACAGAATTCAAAACGCAGTAGACGACATTAGAATTAGAGAACTTAAAATACAGCCAAGCAACCTAAGACAAAACTTTGAAAGCTCCAATCTCAGTGAAGACGAAGTAACTAGAATTAAAGAATTAGCAGGCATATTTAAAAGCAGTGTAGAAGAATCAAAAGAATTAGACGAGATAGCGCCATTAGTACCACTTGCAGTAGGTGCAGCAGCGGCAGCCACAGGCGCCATAGCTTACAAAGCGGGTAATTTAATTCACAAAGGTGTCAGCAAAATAAAGAAAAACTTGTCAGACTATGGCAAAGGAACCTCAAATCCAGCTAATGAAGAAACAGTAAATGAAGAACATGATATAG